AGAGATGATAGTTGCTTCTAATAAGGTTTCACTTTCGATTAAGGACCAGTCAAGGATATAACCGCAACTCAATGCTAATTGTCTCATAAACTCCCTGATACTGCGACCATTGCCTTCTCTAAACGGATGTACCATATTAAGCTCAGCCATATAGTAAGCTGCCTTTAGAGAAAACTCCTCAGCATTTAAGCCTCGTAGATAATTATCTTGTTTTAGTTTACCCAATATATTTTCTAAGTTTTCCTCAATAAACTGATTATCACAAAAAGGGGTTGACCCCTTTGACATCTTCTCAATTCTAAATTTACCCGCAAAAGGATAGATATCTTGGAAAATATAGTTGTGTATTCTTTTCAAGTGAGTTATTCCATATCTTCCTATTATAGGCTGGTCTGTTTCAAGCTCGTATTGTCGAATCAGTGTTATATCCGCTTCATATTCAGCTAATGCTTCTGTATCCCGAATATTCTCTTTATTGATTAGTGTATCGGAATCTTTATAGCAATAGACAGATTGTCTACTTTCCATCGGGTCATATGTCGAAAATATACTACTCATTCTATCGCCCGAACTTTGAAGCGTGATTTTCCTTTATTCTTGCAACAGCCTCTCTACTACTGATCTTACCATCGAGATATTGTTTTCCAATAGTCTGGGCATATAAGCTTGGTTTTAATCCTTCAATAGCCATTGATGCTCTAACACTAGAGATTATCCTTGCACTCTTGGTGGCCTTTGGAGTCCTTATTTTCAAAATCATCACCTCTAATATTAGTATACTCAAATCAATGTCAAAAGACAATTCGGTTTATTCCCTAGAGCACCAATATTCCTCTCTCATCATAAACACTTCCACTTCTTCCTTGATTTCTTAATGCTCTGTCCAGGGCCATTATAGTCGCAACTGCACCGTCAATTCGCTCGGTGCTTTTTTCCTTATCCGCCTTAATATTTCCTGCAGGGTCAGTCTTAACGTATATATTATCCATCATCCAATGAAGTATGGGGTGACCCCCATGGGCTAACTTTTCCTCAAGGGTCAGCTTCATCAGTTCCTTAGTGGGTGGTGACATATCCTTAAAGCCCTGTCCAAAAGGAACGACTGTAAAACCTAACCCTTCGAGATTCTGTGTCATCTGTACAGCACCCCATCGGTCAAAGGCAATTTCCTTAATGTTATATTTCAGGCCAAGCTCCTCAATGAAACTTTCTATATAGCCATAATGAACGACATTGCCTTGAGTTGTCTTAATGAACCCTTGCTTTTCCCATGTATCGTATGGAACATGGTCTCTTCTCACACGGACCCCTATATTCTCCTCTGGTATCCAAAAGAAAGGAAGAATGTAATACTTGTCATCCTCTTCTATCGGAGGAAACACTAGCACAAAAGCTGTTATATCTGTTGTCGAGGAAAGGTCAAGCCCGCCATAGCATTCACGGCCAACAAGCTCCTCGGGATTAACTGCAAAAGCACATTTATCCCACTTCTCCATTTGCATCCAACGTATCGACTGTTTAACCCATTGGTTGAGCCTTAGTTGCCTGAACAAGTTTTCTTCAGCCGGATTTTGTTTTGCATTCTCACAGGCGATATGTAGCTTTTCAATATCGACTGTTATTCCAAGTGATGGATTTGTTTCCTGCCATACTCTCGGGCTTGTCCAATCGGCGTCATCAGAAGCACCATATATTACTGGGTAAAAGGTAGGATCGACCTTGCGACCCTTGATAATATCCTCTGCCTTTTGGTGAACCTCCCAACAGATAGAATGTCTGTCAGTACCGGCAGTAGTTATGATAAAATTTAATGGTTGCTTTCTCGCATCGCCTGCACCATGGGTCATGACATCAAATAGGTTCCTGTTGGGCTGGCTATGAAGCTCATCAAAGACAACTCCGTGAACGTTTAGCCCGTGCTTTGTGTAAGCTTCTGCCGATAGCACCTGATAAAAGCTGTTGAGTGGCTTGTAAAGCAGTCTTTTTTGCGAGAGTATCGGCTTGATCCTTGCCTTTAGTGCCGGGCACTGTTCGACCATCTGCACTGCAACATCAAAAACAATAGATGCCTGCTGACGGTCAGAAGCACAGCCGTATACCTCACCTCCATGCTCAAAATCTCCACAAGTGAGGAGTAGGGCAACCGCTGCAGCAAGCTCACTCTTTCCTTGCTTTTTTGGGATTTCAATATACGCAGTGTTATATTTACGGTAACCATTTGGCTTTATCCAACCAAAAACATCACTGATAATCTGTTGCTGCCAGTCGATAAGCTCGAAACTTTGACCATACCATTCACCTTTGGTATGCTTTAGTGCGTTTATGAAGGTGGTCGCATGGGTTGCTTTGTTTTTATCGAAATATGGATTCTTTCTCTGTCGGCCAATGGCGACCACCTCCGTTTTCTATATTTCCAGCAATCAAAAAAGGAAGCCCGTAAGCTTCCCTAAATGTTTGTTATTTTCTTATTTGCTTTGAACTATCGTTAGCTGAAACTCACTGCCATCCTTGGTTTTTATAACCAGACCTTCATTTGTGGTGAGGAGTCCAGCTTCGCCAAAAGTATTGGCTTTTGAAATTGAACTCTCCTCCTCGTCCATATCTAGAGCCAAGATTTCATGAAGAATCTCTCTAAAGTCGAGCTCGTTCATTTTACTGCCTCCTCTCCAGGGAAATAGGCAGCGTAGCGAGCGTAATCATACCCTTCGCTCTCGATCAATATTCCGTCTCTTGTTTCTTTTGCCTTGACCAGAACACAGTGCCACACCTTATCCCCGTCCACAAACATTTTGCTTTTTTGCCGTACTATGAAGTCAAAGTCATCCAAAAGGTTATTAATGAAATTCTCATATACCTCTGGCTCAAGCTCAACAACCGCCTCTATGATGTACTCGCTTCCACCTTTTATGGCAACAGCCTTAAGCTCATCAATAGTACTTGCCTTTCTTACAAAATTAGCTCTCATTATTATTCCCTCCATCGACTGTTACTTCGTGGAGGATTCTGAACTCCTCAACCTTGGCAGCCTTTACCTTGAAAGCTCCATTGCCTTCTAACCTTGACAGCAGAAGCTTCCTCTCCGTCTTAAATTCTTCGCCGATAAAGCCGAGCCTCAGCAAAAAACACCGAAAGGCATATTTCTCATTATCAACTTCCTTCTGCAGGAAGCTTGAGTATTTCTGCTTTTTTGCCTGTTCATGAAGCGCTATGCTAAGTGCCATATATGCTTTTATCATATCAAGTTCAAGGGTAGCTTTGTAAAAGCTGAAGCTGATGGTCTTGCGATTAGAGTCAAAGCTTAAACCACCCGTACTCAGGTCCTTTATGGCAAGGGCGAAATCCTCTGCTTCCTCAAGCCTTACCGCATTGACTGCTTCGATAAGGGCTTTGGGCATTATTTCCCCGCTTCTGCCAAGCGCCATATTTAGGAGTTTCTCCTTGCTTGAAATGATATTAACTAGGTTCCTAAGGCTAACCCCAGTATGCTCATCCATTAAAATGGTGATTTCGGCATAACCCTCAGCTACCACACCGTTTTCCTTGAGTTCTATTAGAATATTTTTTAGTGATTCATCTACTAAGGTGGTTATCCTTCCAGCTCGGTCAATTGATATATCCCCGACCTCATACGCAAAGCTTGGTGGCCCTGCATAGGTAGCAGCTTGGTTTGTTGCTTTAGCAATTATTTGTGCTACTACTTTTCTCTCAGTTCCTGTTACTTTAAAGGAATATACTTCTTTTTTCATATTCTCAGTACCCCTTTTCGTGTGTTTTCCTTTCGGTAGTACATTAATCACTCTAAAAGGGGTTATAGTCCAGTCAATTTTTACTAGCTTCAGCATATGGAATTCTTGTACCGTCACGCATTACAAATATATCTGTGCCTCCGTCAAATAGCTGTACATATCTCTTTACGATTACATCGCAGTATTTTGGGTCAAGCTCTGAGGTATAGCAGGTTCTCCCAGACTGTTGGCAGGCAACAAGAGTGCTACCACTTCCTCCAAATGGATCTAGTACAATATCACCCTTCTTACTGGAGTTGGCAATAAAGTATCCGCAAAGGCCTACTGGCTTCATAGTTGGATGTTCGCCATTTCTGTGTGGCTTATCAAACTTCACCAAGGTTGTTTGCTTTCGGTCTGCATACCATTTATGACTTGAGCCATCCTTCCATCCATAGAGGATTGGTTCATGCTGCCACTGGTAGTCCTGTCGTCCCATAACCATTGAGCTTTTAACCCACACCAGGCACTGCCTTAGCTGATAGCCTGCAAGCTTGAAAGCATTTCTAAAGTTGTACCCTTCACTGTCAGCGTGGAACACATAAATGGCAGCACCCTTTTTAGAATGCTCATACATCCTGGTGAAAGCATCGGTTAAAAACTGCAGGAACTGAGTATCCTTCATCTTGTCATTTTGAATTTTCAGCTTTTCCTTTGTTGCTCCCTCGTAGTCCACGTTATATGGAGGATCGGTAAGAACCAGGTCTGCTTCATGTCCATTCATAAGTGTAGTAATATCGCCAGTTGACGTACTATCACCACAAATAAGGCGATGCTTTCCAAGAAGCCAGATATCTCTATGCTTGGTTATTGGCGTTTCAATTTCATCCAAGGCTTCGTCCGGGTTAAAATCATCCTCTGTCGTGTCAAGTTTGCCAAATAGCTCGTTGAGTTCCGCAAGATCAAAGCCAGTAAGCGAAACATCAAAGCCACTGGTGTCAATATCCTTTAAGAGATCTGTCAGCAGCGGCATATCCCAGTCACCACTCACTTTATTAAGCGCAACGTTTAGTGCCTTTTCCTTATCCTCATTCATCTCAACCACCACACAGTCAATTTCCTTTGCTCCAAGCTGGACAAGAACCTTTGCTCTTTGATGGCCTCCTACAATATTTCCGGTCTTTTTATTCCAGATGACGGGCTCTACATAACCAAACTCCTCAATGGAGCGTTTTAACTTTTCATATTCCACGTCCCCGGGCTTAAGGTTTTTTCTGGGGTTATATTTTGCATGATTTATTTTATCTACAGCTATTTTTTGGATATCCATTTTATCTACCCCTTCTGCTACTGAGCAGCCTTTCCATAATGTCATCGTGTGGTGTTCCATTTTGCCTAAACTCAGTAGAGCAGTTGATTTTCACAACCTCATAAATCTTGCTCCAGGAAACATCGGACTGCCTTAAATAGGTCATTGCCATTTGAACATAAGGTGACTGCATAGGCTGCCCAGTTGTTGGATGCTTTGCTAGAAGTCCTACCCTTGCATTAACCTGTTCGCACTCAAGCCATCTCGCTTTGCATAGTGAATATTCCTCGATATAGTCAGTTGGAATTAACTTAAGGCAACCAGTCTTGCTTAGCCAATCAACTGTTTTTTTATATATGTCTGTTGCAGTTGGCCACCTTTCAGTTGCCTTTGCCGCTTCAAATAAAAATTCTGGCGGTTCTGGCAGCTCCGCTATTTCATTATGTTTGAACTCAACCACCTTAAGCGTACGCTTACCCGGATTACCCTCCACAATTTTATCTACCAGTGGCTTTGTAGGTCTCCCCCCACTTCCTGGCTTTGGGCCACGCTTTCCCATGCAGCTCACCTCCTCTCGATTACGTCTTTAGCGAAAAAAATAGAGGGTATATCCCCCTAATACTTCTGCGACTTCACGCGAAGCTTCCCATCCGGTCCCCAAGAACTGCCTTGTAGGGATTTATACCCCCCTACCCCATCTACCATCTTCCCTGGCAGTTTTAGCACTATGACACGGCTTACATAGGGATTGCCAGTTGTTCTCCTCCCAAAACAAAGTCATATCACCTTTATGGGGTTTGATGTGGTCCACCACTTCAGCAGAAGTTATACGTCCCACCTGTTGACACAGCACACACAGCGGATGCCACGATAAATATAGCTTTCTCGCTTTGCGCCAACGTCCGTCATAACCCCGGCTGGCAGCACTACCTCTACTCTGGTTATATTCTCTGGTTATTTGTTTCTGGTGTTTTTCGCAATATTGCCCCGGTGTTAGTTCCGGGCAGCCCGGGTACGAACAGGGACGTTTTGGCTTTGTTGGCATCACGACCCACCGCCTTATCGTTCATGCATGTTTGGAAGGGACAGTAGACCCTTGTCCTAGAAATCCATGTCGCCCAGATGCAGCCTTTGCATTTATTCATTTCAACCACCTTATCCAGACATAGAAAAAGCCCCTTGGCGCTTACGCCTTGGAGCTTTCGTAATTTTACAATTATCTATGCTACTATTATATAACCTCTAAAACCTAATATCATCTCATGTTTTTCTCATGCTCTTTTCTTTCCAGTAATAATCGCAATAGCAATTGCTCCTAGCGCTGGACCTACTACCTTTGCAAGATCTCCAACGAATTTGCCAGCTTTTGCCCATTTATTTAGGTTAGTCTGATTCTGTTTTGTATTATCCATCGTTATTTCCCTCCTGTATTTTTAATAATTCAGCACCGGATATTTCAATTTCAATAACATCCTCGCCTAACAGTTTAACAGGATTCTTTATTTCGTCTAAAAAGTGTTTTGATTCACTCGGATTTATAACCCATTCGAAAGGTTTGTCTTGCTGCCCTGCAATATCAGCTACCCGCAAAAAATGTTCTCTCCTAGTTTCTATCATTTCTTTTAGTGGTTTAGAAATCACTTCAAGAACATTAGTTTCATCATAGGATAAATAAATACTACTTAATAAAGCAGTTGATAACGCTATTCCCGCCAATGCCTGATTACATGAATTAAGAACATCTCCGCAATCCTTAATTAGTTTACCATTGATATTCTCCCAAAAAACGCTAAGCTTTGTGTTTGGCAATTCTATGAAAAACTTATCTTGAGATTCAATATACTGTAATAATTGTTGTCTTCCAATGTTCAGTGATTGAATAACATCTCGCTTCAAAACATTGCTCAACTCTTCATTGCTTATACATAGTGCTTGTTGATAAGTATCCCACGACCCATAAATAAATCCCAGTCTATCTGTCATTTGTCCGGATAAGATTCTTTCTGCTTTTTCTGCAATTTCGTCTAATCTCTGCGTAATACTCGCCAGCTGCTGTTGTATAGCAATATTTTGTGTCATTTGCCCAACTGCTGCTAATGCTTGGGGATTACCAACAAATTCTTTTGCAACTCTCAATTGCTTAACAACAGGACTTCTGGGGCGAGTTTTATCTACGATATTTGCTATAATCTCTCCACCAGATTTCATAAAATCAAACTCGCCGCTATCCATCTTGCCCAATATCTCTTTCGAGATCTGCACAACGTACCTTATATCTGGGTTAATAACTTCCTTAACATTATCAATATTTAAAATAGTAGGGTTAAGAATATTCATTAGATTTTTGACATTCTTTGCAATGGCTGATGTATCAACCAATCGCCTTTTTGTAGAATCCATAGCAATTTCACTATAGCAGATCTCACCTTTTTTTATTTCCTTAATCTGATGAGAATCATTTTTATTAGTTAGCATTGTACGCCTCCATATTAACCCTTATAAATCTACGTTTCTGCACACCTATAAGCTAAAGTGTAATTACTTGTAATCATATCCAAAATAGCAAGAAACTTCAACGATTTTCTCATGCTCCATAAAGGAATATAGTCAGGCGATTCAGAGCCTTGTCCTTACGCCTGTAAATCTGGGCTCTCTCTATGTGAAGCAGCTCGCATATATTCTCAAGAGCATTAGTCTTACTGCCCTCGCGCATATAGAATTCCTCCAGTATAAGCCGCTCCTCGTCATTTAGCTCAAGCCAAGCCGGATTAAACCAGGACATAAACTCAACGGCTTGCTGATACCTGTTGCGAAGAACATCACTCTTGTCAATGACGCTGCAGAGTATATTCTCTCCGCTCTGCGGATCTCTTGTGTGCGGCATCCCGTCATAATTTGAGCTGCGAGGGCTCGACATATCATCCTTGATGTTTTTTATCTCGGTCGGAGTTATTTCGATAATAGCAGCCATGTTTTTGTAATCACCCAAAGCATTAAGAGTAGCTTGCTGCTTGTCCAGGTACTTCCACGCTATCAACACCCTCACCTCCAATTCTTGCCCTGACTGCATCGAGCAGTGCCATCTGCCCAGACTGCTTTCTTTCCAAAGCCTGCATAACCTGCTCGTCAATCGTGCCCTTTGTGATAATGTGATGAATGACTACAGCTTCTTTTTGACCCTGCCGCCAAAGCCTTGCATTAGCCTGTTGATATAGTTCTAGGCTCCAAGTCAAACCAAACCATATAACTGTGCTGCCGCCTGCCTGGAGATTAAGTCCATGGCCAGCCGAAGCTGGATGGGCAATAGCAATCTCAATTTCTCCGTTGTTCCAGCTTGAAAAGTCTGCTGAGGTCTTTAGCTCACGGACCTTGAAGCGTTCTGCTATCCTTTCCCTGTCGTGTATGTAACCGTAGAATATTAGGACGGGTTTCCCATTTGCTGCTTCAATTAGATCCTCGAGTGCATCCAGCTTTTTATTATGGATAAGCCTTACTGCCTTGTTTTCATCATAAACAGCACCGTTTGCCATTTGTAGCAACTTATTCGATAGTGCCGCAGCGTTTACCGCATCAATGTCGCCATCTTCAAAGGGTAGAAGCATTTCACGCTCAAGCTTTTTATAAAGAGTCATTTCTTTGTCTGACATAGATACCTCAATTAGATTGTCAATCCGCTCCGGCATCTTTATATAATCAACGGCCTTCATGCTCACACAAATATCTGATATTCTCCTGTATATAGCCTCCTCGGCATTAGCCTTTGGCTTATAGGTGAATATGACCTGCCTGTTTCTCTTATCCGGTTCAAAGTAATCCCTTCGGTAGTTACCGATGAACCTCCCTAACCTTTCGCCCATATCTAAAAGATTTATCTGTGACCATAGGTCTATTAGGCTATTGGGAGCGGGAGTTCCTGTAAGCCCAACCACCCGCTTCATGCCAGATCGGATTTTCCTTAGCGCCTTAAAACGCTTGGACGATGGAGATTTAAAGCTTGAAAGCTCATCAATCACCACCATATCAAAATCCCATTTATAACTTTTAACCAGCCACTCCACATTCTCGCGATTGATGATGTAGATGTCAGCCCTTCGGTGGAGTGCAAGTCTTCGCTCCTTTTCGGGACCTAACACCTTTGAAATCTTAAACCCCTTAAGATGCTCCCACTTTTCACACTCTCTACTCCAAGTATCCTGTGCCACTCGAAGCGGAGCAATAACTAACACCTTTGCAACCTCGAAATAATCAAACATCAGCTCATCAACTGCTGTTAAAGCAATGACTGTTTTACCTAAGCCCATATCCAATAACAGACCACAGGCAGGATGCTCAATAATAAATTGCTCTGCGTATCTCTGGTATTCATGTGGCACATATTTCATCCAGCACCCCTCCAATCGCCTTAATATCATCTATGCAAAAAACCAAAAACCCTAATGCTTCTAATTGTCCTTTTCTCTTTATCTGCAATGGCCGCAGCTTTTTACTAGGCGATTTGACCTCTACAAATACCGCCTTGCATCCTGGCATTAATATCAATCTATCCGGAACGCCCGACATCCCAGGCGATACAAACTTTAATGCCAGCCCTCCACGCTTTTTTACTGCACGGGTTAGGCTTTCTTCGATATAGCTCTCTCGCACTATCCGACGCTCCTTTCCTTATCCAAAACAAGTGGTCAGGTGTTCCATTTTTCCTTACGTGTGTATACATACGTGTTACATGTACGCATACATAAGCTTTTCTTTTATATTTAATACTCAATAACAAATCTTGTTGTCTTAACCACTAAGTGTCCGAACATGCTTATATTACAGGCTTCCTAGCGGTGGTCGCCCCCGGTGGACTATTAACTTCTTAGCTACCGTTGCCCACCCTTTCTTTAGTGGTCAAGTCCGTATACTCACCTTGCCTATTTGGCACTGACCACCACTCTTATGTAACCACGTTGCGAACCATAAATAG